TTTAGTAGTTGGATTACTAATTTTCATTGTCCATTCAATTAAAAGATTATAATTACTATTTTTATCTTCAAAATTTATTGGATCAAGTACTTCAGTTGTCTTACCATCAACAATTGTTGATTTTGTTAATAGATAATAAGCACTTGGATGTGAATCTAAATTTTCTGTTCCAGAGTAAATTGCAACTAAACTTAACCAATTTCCTAATAAATAAGAATATGGGATTGAAAATCTAAATGTTGCTTTATCTTCATCTACTTGAACTAATGCATCTAAATATATAAAATCTGTTGAAACTGCTGTTCTAACATTATTACCATCACCATTTCAATCAAAATCTTTAGGATAAAATTTTGAACTAGCTCGTCCAGCTATATCAAAAAGCTTAATCTTAGTTGGTCTTAGTATATTTGCTGCATTAAAATCTCCACCCAAGCATTTAGCGAAAAATCTAAATAATGGTGAACAACCTTTATTATGATAATTTCTTGTGCTAATTAATTCTTTACCTTTATATTCACTTACCTTAATTGTACCTGAATATTCAAATAAACTATTATTATTCATAAATTCTCCTATACTAATCTTCTTCTATATTTTCGTCTTTATAAAGTTCTTCAGAATGTGAATTATCAGATACTTTTCTACTTAAAGTATTATTTGGACGTACAATATTAGTATTTGCTGAATATCCAGCTTTATCGCTAATTAATTTAGCTTTAGAAATTGGGTTTTCACTTGTTCCAAAGTCACTAATAATTCTAGCAGTTTCATTAGATCTAACTTTAGAAATTTTAATATTTTCTGTTAAATCATACTTTTGAACAATTTCAGATTTAATTCTTGTTGTTTTAATCTTATTACAAGTTATACCAGCTGGTAAGACATATTCTAATAAGTCATTGAATAAGTTTAAATCTGTTAATTCAATTGGAATATATAAGTCTAAAGATAAACCATCATCAGATATCTCAACCTCAAATGAATCGGTGATTCCTTCTGCATGAAGGATTGTATCACCGATTAATTGAATTGCTGTTAATGTTCCTTTATTTCTCAATATTTCAGTAAAAACTGAACATATTGCCATCAACTGATCAGTATTATACTTATGTTTTAGATTTAATCCTAATGTTAAAGCTAATAAATCTATAAAAACTGTATTCTTTGATGGAATTAAATACATTAAATCTGCGTTTGTTTTTAAATAATTTAATACTACATCATATAATCTTCCAATAAATTGGAAATCTCTAGACTCATTATAATATATGCTTGGAGTTAAATCTTGAATTTTAATCATATTATTTCTCCTTATTAACGTCTAGAAGATGATTCTACTTGTACACCTTTATCAATTGAGTCAATATCAATTTCACCAATAACAAATTGATTATTAATATTATTTTTATCAAACCAAATATTAGCACTTTGTAAGCTTTCATATTGTCCATTTGAATCTAATACTTCAGTATTAATATCAATAACATTATTATTGTCGGTTGTTAAATTATAATAGAATTCGTTATTAATATCTAGTTTAGAAATATCTTTAAGTAATTGTTTACCAATATCACTACCTATATATGAATCAGTACTAGAAGTAATAAAATAATGAACTAAATCATAATTTATTCCAAGATCATTTCCAGTAGCTTTAGTAATAATACTTAAATCTGAAACAGTAATAACATCAGTACATTTTAATCTATAAGACGTATCAGAGGCATTTTCTTTATATAAATCTGGGAAGATCTGCATAAAGTTTTTATCTTCGGTATGTCCAACATAAATAACATTAATTCCAGGTTTTAATTCATAATAATAATTTTTACCGTCTAATTTAATAGCTTTACCCTCCCACCAATCCATTGATGTTGGAGTATAAGTTGCAGTTCCACTATAATAATTAAAAATCTTTGGATTAATATTATTAAATCTTATACATGCATTTTGTTGATTTGGTTTATCTGATGGAGTTTTTGAATAATAAATCATAATTAATCCGTATTGATTAGAGATTGGAATTAATGTATTTAGTTTAACATAATCATTTTTTGGATCAAATTCTAGATCTTGAGTAACTAATTTATAATTAAATAAATCACTAAATTTAAATTGAGTTAAATTAGAAGCCACATTATGTAAAGATTGAGAAATTGTACTATTTAAAGCTGTCTGTAATCCTTCAACATATGTTTGTTTTATTCTAAAATCTGTTAAATAAACATCTTCACCAGAATCTGAATCAGTTTGTTGAATTATTGTATATAAACTTCCATTTAAATTTCTAATATCATAATTTGATTTTAGACTAGGTGCAGTGTCTACATCTTGAAATTTTGAGTTCTTAAATTTTTTAATTTGTAGTTTATTTGTGTCTTTTGATTCACCATTGTCATTAGTATTATTTTTTATAAATAAATCTATTAAATCTTTTAAATCTGTTTTATCTGTGATATGTTTATTTATTAAAGTATTTAATTCACTAGTATTAATAGCGTATGCAGTTATAAGGTCTCCCTTACTAGATAATGTTTGAGCTAAATCAGGTCCACAATTTAAAATATATTTTACTGAAACTTCCCATTGATTAAAATTATCAGAAGCACTATTAAAATCTAATTTACTTAATTCTTTATATACACCATTACTATAATAGCTTGTTATACTATTATTTCTTATTTTATACCACTGTTTATCAATATAACTTGCTTCACTATCTACATAAGGTGGTGTTTCTAAATCAATATTACTAATATAATCACCTTCAATTAGATTTATATATTGATATTCAGTAAATACCATATAAGTTTTTATTCCAGTATTTTCTCTTGAATTAAAATTAAATTTAACCCAAGGTACACTGTTTAAACCACTAGATAAAATCGTATCATTTGATACAGAATTATCTAAAATATAATATACTCTATCATTTTTATATGAAGTGTCTGTTCCAATTGGAGTAGCAATATAATCATATATTGTGACTTTAGTACCATTTCCATAATATGCCATATCTAATTTGTTAGCGTCAGTATAATAAATATATTCATTTTCTCCTAATGAATAAGAATAGGTAACTAATGAAATACCTCCTTCGAAATCTGTTTTATTATCATAAACTAAACGTAATTGATTTGAACTATTGTTTAAATTCCAATATAAGTATTCTGTACTTGAATCTAAATATATATTTGAAATTTCTCTTATTTCTATTTTTTCATCTGTACCTAATGTAAACATTGAATAAATCTTTTTAGTTAATGTTACGCCTTCATCTTCAAATGTAGAAGTAAAATCAACATCTGTTTTTGTAAATGTTTTATTAGAACTATCTGCATATTCTTGAGAATCATATAAGTCAAAATTAGGTTTGATAATAGTACCAGGACCATAATATTGAGTAATTATACTTTCTTGTTGTTCTTCAGTACTAGCTTCTGTGCTATTTTCTGATTTAGTATAATTAATTAATAAAAATTCATCTGTTTGTAATTCATAATCAGCATTCTTTCGTATACCACTAAAAACAATATCTTTACCTAGATTATAATTATTATTAGGTCCAACTCCGGCTGGATCTTGAACATAATAATTAGAAAAGTTTCCATTAGTTGCTGCAAAATTTAATAATCCATATTTATATTTTGTACTATCGATTAGATAACCTGGAATATTATCTTTATTAGATCCAAGACCCTTATAAATTCCAGAAAAATATACTGTTGTGTCTACAAACTTACGTTTAAGAATTTCAGCTTTTAAAGCATCGAAATTCTTTCTACCACTTGCTGTTTCATAGCTTACATCTAAAATGAAATAACTACTATTTTCTCCGTATGTTGTAGTCTCAGGATTTACAACTTTAAATTTATTATTTGATGTCTCAATAAATACCACAGTTGTATTATCTCTTAAATATCTAAAGAATTCTTGTTCGCCTGATATAGCTTTTTTATCAAAAAATCTAATATCAAATTCTAATGATAGATAATTATCATATAAGTATTGTCTTAATGATATAAATTTAGCTGGCTGAGCGTATTCAGTAGAACTACCTGCATGTTTTAATTGTATAAAATAGTTTACATAAGCCGGATATGTTAATAAAGTTCTCAAATTTTTTGCTCTAAATTGAATTACTTGACCATTAGTTAACTTAGCTGGTGTGAATTTATTTCCAGTTTTAATTTTATACTTAGTTTCACTATCTAATTTAACTAGAGAAAATTGAGGCTGAGATGTTTTGCTTGGGAAAACTGGGTTTTCAGTACCAAAACGTGTTTCTGTAAATGCTGATTTAAATTCAGTATCATAATTAAATAGAGGAACTTTACCAGCTAAAATATTTCTTAAAGCTAATTTATTATAGATTTTTCTTGCTGTTTGTTCTACATCGGATAGATTATCAAATAAACTTATACTTTGTGTTGTAGAAAAAGAATTTCCAAGAACGTATTCAGTATTATCTGCTAATAAGAATTTAGTTATCATAGCTGGTTCGAATAGATTTACGTTCTTAATACGTTTATCGGCACCAGTCATTACCTCTAAAATAGTATCATAAGGAATTTCTTCACCAAAATCTATATTATGTAAATTAAATGCTTCATAAATAGCAATTTTAATGTTATTAATAATTACTTTTTGTTCAGCTTGATTTACTTTTGAAGTTGTTGTAATTAAAGCTTTTAATTGTAAATAATTCTTAATTGCAACTATATCTGCTTTAATATCGTTATCATTATTTTGGTCTATAGTCTTTTCAACTTCTGGTAATTTAATTTTATGAGTTAAAGTTTTTATATTTTTAATTTTATTTTGGATATCACTTAATACACTTCTATCTAATTGGAATGAACTTAAATATTCAGCTTTAGTATTTAAGTTATTAATATGCTTAAATGGATATAAAGTTAATGTAAAGTTATCCATTGTAGTATTAGGTACTGTAGTTTGTTTATAACAAATTCCATAATCATTGAAAGTACATAAAGTGATAGAATTATTAATATCAGTATTAATATCTGAAACAACGCTATTTGAAACTAAATTAAAACCATTTTCATCTGTTAATTGATAGATTTTATTCATATAATCTCTACAAGTAACTAAAGTATCAAAAGTACCTATTGTCTTTTTATAATTAACATATGCTTGTCTAATAGTCTCAACATTATTTCCATTTGTTGCTGAAGATGGATTTACAACAGTATAGTTCTCTAATGAACTATCTAAGTTTTCAGATAAAGATGATGGTAAAGTCATAAATGTACTTATTTCTCTTGAAGTAACATTACCATTAACACCTGAAGTTCTTGTATAATAAATTTCAAGACCATCTTCAATAATTAAATCAATGTCTTCAGGGAATTCGATATAAGGTTTAGCTAACTTAGAATTAAATCCAAATTTATAAATCTTACTCTTAGCTTTTTGAGCATTTAAATTTGAAACTTGAGTCCAACGTTCGCTCTTATTTCCATCATTTACATTGTAAACAAAAATACCGTTTTCAGCGATTTGAGTTTCTTTGAAATAATATCTATTTTGATCGTCTAATTGATAAATTGAAATTATATTATCATTATCAGATTCACATTGTTCTATTTGTCCTTCCATACAACGAATAGTTACACCAGAAGTATTTTGAGATAAATACTTGCTCTCAATAGAGAAATAGTTTATTGATTTATCGCTATTTGTAAATGTCGTAAACATTGGAATTTCGTATAAACTTTGTTTCCATTCTTCTTTGCCATTATAATAAATAGTTACGTCTGTTATAGCTGAATTATAATATTTAATATTATATCCCATCATTTCGCATAGTTTTTGCATACTTTCTAATTGAGAAGCTGATGGCATAAATGCTTCTAGAGCTGTTATATCTTGTTCATAATTAATTTTATCAGCGATTGCAGTTAAAACTTTTAATAAGATAATTCCTGGATCTGATTCGTTTGTAGTTGTAGGATCCCATCTTAAAGATAGATTTTTAGCAGTATCTAATAATTCATTTCAAATTTGGTAAAAATCTTTAGCAGTAGGTGATAAAGATACAGCTTCAATATCGGTTTTATTTATCATAGCAATCTCCTAGTCGTTATTATTATCTGATTTTGTGGCTAAAACTAATTTATAAGTATCATTTGTAAAATCTATTTGATTTATACCATGAATTTCAGCAATAATTTTTCCATTCTTTTGAGTGACGTTTATATCCTCTCTTCTAATTCTTAATTGAGGAATAAAAATAGCTAATTGTTCATAGATTATATCTGTAAATATTTCTAAAGTCATAGGTGAATTTTGATCAAACATTAATGGATCAATAAGTCCACCTCAAAATGGATCACCTATAAGTGAATTTCTTTCACTACTTAACACAAGTCGTGCATTTTGTCTTGTTGCATCTTTATATTCAGCAGATTTTCAAATATTAGAACTGTTCGTATTAAACATTGTTGGAAATTTAAATGAACGCATCTATTAATCTCCTTTTTAACTAACTATATAATTTAGCAATTAAAGCTAAAAATAAAGTTATTAAATATTTAATAACTTTATTTTATACAATATTATTTTAAGTTAATTTTGAATGGTAGCCAGAGCATATTCTATTTCAATATCTAAATAATTAAGAGTAACATAATTTGTTATTAATGAATTTTCTTCGATTATTGTTTTTCCATTGATATAAATATCTCGTCCTTCAACATAGATATCTTTTAAATTTCTATATCTCATATCAGTACTTGAATTTGGTTTAAATCCATAAACACATGAAATTTTTGATACTACTGGAATAGAGGTACTTGTAGAAGTACTTGTAGAGATATTTAAGCTTGGTAATTTATAGTTTGGATCAAGTGTTGATAATTTTGTATATGTATCATCAAATCTTAAATCTGATCCAGTTAAAATTAATTTAAATCTATAAATATCTCTTTGACTATATGGGATTGAATCTCTAGAACCAAGTTTAAAAGTAGTTGGAAGATTTAATTGTTCTGTTTTTACTTTTATTATTTGATTATCATTTGTAATAGTTTTTGTTTCAGAAACAGTACTTAATGGTTTTAATAATTCAAGATCAGCTTTTAACTTATTTATATCTTGATTAATATTTGTTACAGTTGTTATTCCAAAAGATGTATCAGAAGGTAATTCTGCTTTAGAATCAACAATTAATGTTTTTCCAATTAATGTTGATCTTTTTTTATTTTGTGTTTGTTGTTTAAAAGTTCCTTGATTTATTAAACCTAAAATTACTGGCTTTCCAGCTTCATTATTATCAAAAGCAATCCAAACATAATCTCCTAAAGCATAACCACCAAACTCTCCAGGATTAACTACTGAATGAGCTTTTATTCTAACATTTCTATTTAAAACAGTATCAAATAATGGAACATGGACAGTATATTCGCCAGTATCACCATTATCATTTGTGTATATCTCTACAATGACTGCTTGAGTTATCATAAAATGCTTCCTTTCTACATAAATTTTGCGCCTAGGAACGTTTTAATATTTTAAGCTAAAACTATATCTTATTTTTAAAAAACGTTCCTAAAACGTTAAATATTTATATCTGGATCTCCATCGATCTTAGTTAATTCTAATGTAGTTTTATATCCTGCACCACTTATAGAATCTTTTTGGCTTGTTATTATATATAATCCAGAAGAAATATGTTTGTGTCCGCCAGGGAATATAACATTTAATCTTAAATAAGACATTAATACTGCCGGTCTTAACAATCCTTGAATTGTTATGGTTGCTTTAATTGGATATTTAGTAATTTTTGTCCACCAAGAACGATCCTCAGGTCGAACTTTAAACATTTCATTTTTTGAAGTTAAACCAGGAGATAAAACATCTTCCCATACTCCATTTCCATTTAATCTTCTAACATACTTTTCTTGAGTTAATTCGCCTTGATAGTCATAATAAATTGAATAGTTTTGATTATTATTAAGACTAAATTGTGAAACTAAAGTCGAAGTATTATATCCAATATCAACATTATAAGCATCTGAATGATTTCCTAAGTGAGTAGTCTTAGTTACTTTAAAATATGGTCCTGATGCTAATAAATCATTAGCGGTTCCAGATGTTTCGTATGCTTGATCATATATTGTTTCGTCATGAATGGTTAAAATTCATATAGCATTACTTCTATCTCCAGCGACGGAGCCATCTGGTATCATACAACTTACTAAATAAGAGATATAATCCATTACTGAAATATTTATTTTAGATTCGATTTCTACAGCTTGATCACCACCATCAATTAATTTATCTAAATTATCAATAGTCATTCCTCTAAATATTTTTTGAAGACCTGTTGAACTATCTTTAAATAAATCTTTAATTAAATCACTTGGTTTATGTAGACTACCGTCATTAATTCTAGTGATTGAACCAGAAAATCCTAAAGTTGAAACAGATGTTGCACTTACTGTGTAATTTATTGTTGATGTTTCTAATGAAAAAGTTGTTGTAATATTTGTAATAATAGCTTCTTCATCTTTATAAATAGAATTTGGCATTGCAATATTTCCATAAGAGAAGACAATTTTACGTGAATTACTTACACTAGAGAAAACTTTTTCAAAAAAGTTTGGATCATCATTTACAGTAACTGGATATGCAATCTGTAAAGTATATTGGTTTACTTGACCATTAATTTTTGTTATATCTAGTCTTTGAACATAATTTGGATAAACTACATCGAAGTTTTCATAGAATCCATCAAGATTTTTTGTTGATTTACTTCTAGAATAAACTCCAAAGGTATAATTTCCTATTGTAACTTTTATCCAAGGAATTTGGATCCTATTATAATCAGATAATAAACTATATCTTTGTTGTGAAAAGTTTAACTTTGCCATTATCTATCAGCTCCAAATTTTACACTAGATAAGCTTGGAATTTTAATTAAATCAAAGTGATCTGTTAATTTAATGAATGGATCCATAATATCATTAAAATAACCAATTATTCACCATAAAGTCGGATTTGCATAATATTTTAGTGCTAGATAATCTAATGTATCTGTTTCTTTTAATTTATGTGAATAAAATGAAACTGACTTATCCATTGCACTACCGATACCATAAACA